ATAAGATACAAATTAAAACGGACGCTCCCCAAACTCACGCCGGTGGGCAGATAAGTTACGATCCCATTAAAAAGGGACTTTTGCTTGATGTAGGCTTTGCCGGTGTTCGCGGGCTTGCTAACAGAGAAGAGTTCACTGCCTTTTTCAACGATACGGGTGCTGAGATAGGGGAGGGGGTTCCCATCAACGCCGCTGGTGTGGATGCTACTAATAATGTATTAAAAGGCATTATTGCAGATTCTACATCTCCAGCTACCAGTTCAGCATTACTAGGCATTACAACTATGGTAGTGCCTGATCAAACATGGGGCCTTGTTACCTGGCGAGGAGATATTAACAATATCAAAACTGATCATATACCCCCCAACGGTCCCGTCTATTTGGGTGCTGGTGTTTTAACTAAAGATCGCCCGGCGTATCCCGCTCAAATTATTGTGATGGGTAGTACTGTTAAAAGCCACGCAACAGAAGGAATTTTCTATGTACAGATCTCACCCTTTCGACGGTTTGATGTAAGCCGTTCCGCTCCATTCACCTCCACTGGGCTCGGTTCCGGTGTTCATTATGCCATAGGGGATTATCAATGGGAATCTAACGATGCCACCCTAAACCAAGGAAATCTCACACAGACTCTTGGTACTGCGGGTATAACAAAAGCCGCGCACATAGGCATAGTGCCTTCAGGACCGGGAGTGGTTGATACTGGTGTTGTGGGTTTAAGGGTGACGGGTACTAAAGACAACCAAGACGGTACGCAACAAACCGGACAAACAGCAATCATATCAAATGATATAACGTCTCTAGAGCTAAACAAAATGGTAGAATGTGCCGAAAAGTTTTCGGGGCAGGTGACTTTAGAATTATTCACGGTATCCGGAACACCTGTTAATTATACACTGACTTTTAACTACGGCTTTTCTAAGTACGACGACTTTTTTGATACGGATGCTACCATTAAAGGCTTTCAGGCAGAATGGACGGGAGGCTCTTCGGATTCAGCTATGAATATCGAACTAGTTCACCATAAATCCGCCGGGTGGTTGTATGCTGCTACTGGCTTTGTAGCGGGTAATGGTAATATATGCGAAAGATTGATTGACCAAGCAGAAGCTTCTGATGTAGTAAGTGGCGTTCGGGGATCTTATAAGCGCACCGGGTTGAATACATTTATTGGTGGCGGAGACAGCGAAGGTTTTCTAGTAAGGTTCACCACAAACTCCCCCGGAACAATACAAATGGGAAATGTAGAAATACAAGCGGCTAGTGAAGAGCTGGCTTAATAAAGGAACTACAGAATGACACAGATAAAAGAAGAGCAACCGGGAATGGATTTACCCGATAACCTTTTAACGTTTATTAAAACAGAAGCAAAGCGAATTCACCACGGTTCTATTACTATTGAGCTAAACAAAACAGCCAATAAGATAGACGTTGTATGCGGCAGCCGGGAACGTTTTGAACTTCGGGATAAAAAAAAGTAACCCTTTTATTTTACTTTTATGTAAAAGTAGTTTATAATGTAAGTATATTATTTTTACCTAAGATTTAGACAGCTGACTGAGAACCAGAGGCCGTCAACATTGTGCACCTTTTTCATGTGGGGTGTGTGATGTTGGCGGCCTTTTTTTTGTGATTTTTTAAAAGGACATTTCATGCATAAAGACGTAAACCCCGAAAACAGAAAAGACGCTAAGTTCGATCACATCGCGGTTATTAAACCCCGGGATGCTTTTGAAGGGGGCACGTTACAATATGACTGGGATCACGAATTAAAGGGTAATGGTGTTTATGTGGTTATGGGAACCCCCACGGCAGACAAATCAATTAAAGAAATACAGCGCATCGAGTTCGGACATACACAGTTCACAGTTAATCAGGCTAAGAACTGGGTCACAGACAAAGGCTTAGAAGCAGAAAAGTTTATTCCTGCAGAAGAAAACCCGCGCATTGACGAGGAAGAGGAAGTTAACGCAGCTCCTAAAAGCATAGGGCGCATTGATTATCTACCGGATACCCTACAAGATTCCTTTATGGTAGACAAGTTCACAAAGACCCCAGAGGGCTTCTTAACGGGCCGGGCGATTATAACAAATGTGGGCGTCTTTCCATATGTAATGGATGATGGTTCTGTTCGCTTGGAACTACGCCCTGCAGAAGAAGTATTCCACCCCGATTCCATCGCATCCCTTAAAAATAAAGTATTAACAAACGATCACCCAACTGTGGCAGTAGACGCAGACAACGCAGCCGACCTGCAAAAAGGATTTGTGGGTGACACAGTATACGCAGACGGCTTTCACCTGTCTGCTCCTATTACTATTACAGACGCCGATACAGTTGCTGACGTGCAAGCCGGCAAACGTGGACTGTCTGCAGGTTATTCCGTAGATATCGATGAAACATCCGGCGTATGGATGGGAATACACTACGACGTCATACAACGAAACATTCGTTATAATCATACCGCTGTTGTAGAGCGGGGCCGGGCCGGAGACAGTGCCCGAATGAAACTGGATTCTGCTGACGGAGTACCCGTCTCAGTGCAAATATCACAACCAACCCAAACCAAAGAGGAGAACGAACCTATGAAGAAAATCAAAATCGATGGTGTTGAGTACGAAGCTGAAGGCGAGGTAATCAAACAATTAACAACCGCCCAGGCTAAACTTGACGCCGCTAATGAAGCCGCTTCTGCAAGTGCAAAAGCCAATTCAGAACTACAGGCCAAACTTGACGCCGCTACTGAAGAGTTAGCGTCTGCAAAAACCAAACTTGATGAAGCCGCCACTGCTGCCCCTGAGCAGGTTGAAGCTGCTGTTCAGGCACGTTTGGATATCATGGTTTCTGCCGGTAAAGCCGGAGTTGAAGTCAAAAAAGAAGATACCAATATCGAAATCCAAAAAGCTGTTATCCTTAAAGCTTCACCGGATGCAAAATTGGACGGCAAAGATGAAGTATACATCACTGCCCGTTATGATGCCGCTGTAGAGCGCATTGACGCCCAGGACACAGCTTCACAAAGCAATTTGGAAACTGTAAACGGTCTTAATAACGACGAGCTTTCAGATGAGCATGCAGATGCACATTTAGACGGCGAACAAAAAGTCGACAAAGCGCGACAAGCTTACATCGCTAATCTTGCCAACGCATACAAAACTGAAAAATAAATTAGGAGAACACAATGCCTGAATACGGAAATATTGATCCCAGCTTTCCCGGGTTAAAACATGGCTTAGACAGCCGCGTTGAATCCAAACGTGTAGCAGACGCTGCCGGTCTTAATTTCGGATACCCTGTCTTCGGATATGTTGGTAACGAAAAAGACGTTTTTACATATAAACAGGACCAAAGTCAAACAGTATTTGATGCTGACTTTGTTACCCTAAACAACATCGTCGCAACTGTGAACGGTGTAGCTGTTACGGCTGTTGTCTTTGACACAGACCATGACACAACCATGACAAACCTCAAAGAGCAAATCCTTGCGGACATCCCTGGTGCTACCGTAACTCTAACGGACGTTGCTGGTGATAACAGAACAATCGTTATTCAAATTGACGGTGTGAATGTAGTTGTTACCTGGGCCGTTACCCTTGGAGCTTCCCAGGCTGGCGATACTGTAACGGTATCCTCCACTATGGTATTCAAAGGAATTTCAATGTACACGGCTCTTGAAGCTGCTGTCAAGAAAGACCTTGCAGGAAACGTCCTCGAAGGCGGGGCCCTGTATCCATACAAAGACGCAGCCAACATCATGATTGACGGTTGGATTGATGGCGTTATCGCTGTTGATGTTAGCGCAAATACGGCCGCTTATGTGGTTGCTTCTGGAGCAAACCAGGGCAAACTCACAAACGTTGCCGGTGTAGCTCTTACAGGCGTCACTTTTGAAAAAAGCAATACTGCGGCTGTTGGTTACGCCACTGTTCGCATCAATAAATAAGGGAGAATGAAAATATGAAAAAAGATTTCAATCCATTAAAACTTGATTCTGGCGAAACAGTTTTCTTTAAACGACAGCTAGAGCATATTAAGACAGGGGCATACGACAAAAAGTATAAAGAGCTCAAAGCTACTATGCTTTTCCCTGTTTCTACCGAAGCATCCCCGGGTGCCCGTACAATCACATTCCGGTCCTTTTCTAAAGTCGGCCTGGCTAAGATTGTTTCCGATTACGCTAACGACTTCCCACGGGTTGACGTTTACGCTGAAGAAAAAACAGCTAATGTTCGCTCCATTGGAGAAAGCTATGGCTATTCTATTCAGGAAATTCGCGAGAGCCAAATGGCAGGAACTAACCTGGATTCACGTCGTGCAAGTGCGGCCCGCCGTACTAACGATGAAAAGGTTAACGACATCGCCTTTAACGGTGATGACGATTACGGCCTGCAGGGCTTTATCAACTACCCTGGTATTACCGAATACACTATTCCAAATGGTGCCGGCGGTGATGAAGAGTGGAGCACAAAGACCCCGGATGAAATTGTTGCAGATGTCTCCGGCATCATTACTGCAGTAATTGACCTTACCAACGGACGGGAAGTTCCTGATACCCTGTTACTGCCTATTGCTCAGTACAATATTCTTATTAACGTAAGAATGACTGACGGTGATTCTAACAACATCCTAAACTTCATTATGAAAAACAACCCATATCTTTCTTCGATTGAGTGGGTTACTGAAATGAAGGGTGCCGGTGTTGGTGGCGCAGATCGTATGATGGTATATCCTCGCGATCCTGAGCACGTCACATTGGAAATCCCTCAGCCTTTCGAGCAGCTGGCAGCCCAGCAGAAAGGTATGGAATTCGTTATTCCTTGTCACAGCCGTTGCGGTGGAATCATTGTATATTACCCATTAGCGGTAGCATACGGCGATAACATCTAAGAAACTTAATCATATAAAGAAGGAAGGAAGGCATTATGATTGTAAACTGGAAAGAAAACCGAATAAAAGTTATCCCTGTAAAAGGGCAAACCATTGTACTGACCCCGGGCATCAACGAAGTTCCTGATGATCTTTGGTTAAAGGCTCGCAAACTTGTAAGCAAGGATGCTCGCATTAAAGAGATTGGAGCTAAGAAGAAAACAACCAAAGGGAAAGGCCCTGGTGGCAAACCCACCGAAAAAAAAGAAGTTGTTGGCGGTAAAGCTATGGCTGATATGCAGGCTGAAATGGCTGAAAAGCTCATTAAGCAAACATACAACGTAGCTACCCTCGATACCTGGTTAGACAGTGAGAGCCGCGAGAGTGTTAGAATTGCACTGTACAAGCAAAAAGGTCGCATCGAAAAATACGGGGAAGAAAAAGCCCGTAAGAAAAACGAAAGCGAAAACTAAGAAGGGTAATGTATTATGAGTATGACTGCATCGCAAATCCTTGATTTAATAGCCCCCGGTTATAAAACCGATCCAGATAAAGCTAGTTTTCTTGTGCTTGCACAGGGACAGACTTCATCTTGCGCATACGGCTCTAAATATAATCAAGCGGTTGCCTTGCGGGCTGCTCATATGATGACTCTTAGGGACAGGGCCCTTGGATCCGGAAACGGTGACGGGGGTTCTGTTGCTTCTAAAAAAGAAGGGGATATCGCTATTTCCTACAATACAACCACCAACAGCAAAAACGACGATTTATCCCAGACAAGCTATGGCCGGCAGTTGCTCGGCCTTTCAAAAGGCGTTACCCCCTTTATGGGCGTAACCGGGGGCCTGGATAGTGGGTGTTAGAGTAGAGGACAACGATTTAGGGTATAAAAAGATACTCGAATCCTTTAAAAAGTTAGATGGAACTAATGTAGATATAGGGTTTTATGGCGACGGAAACGACCCGGAGACCAACATGGCAGAGAGGGCAGCCGTTAACGAATACGGAACTAACCATATACCCTCCCGGCCATTTAACCGGCAGGCCTTTGATAATAACCTGCCAAACCTTAAAAGATATATCGGCGGGCTATATGGTAGGCTGATACATAGAAGAACCACCCCGAAGCGGATGTTTGTTCAGCTGGGAGAGTGGTATAAAGGTAAGCTGCAGGAAGAAATTACTTCAGGTAACTTTGTTCCTAATAGCCCGAATACCGTAGCCCAAAAAGGCAGCAGCCGGCCGCTAATAGATGAAGGCGAAATGCGGCGGGATGTAAAAGTTAAAATAAGTAAGGGGCGTTCATGAGTCTATTTGCATACCCCCAAACGGGCGAACGTGAAACTGCAGGGGGCCGTGATTCAAAGGGTCGTTGGCAAGATGGCACAATCGACCCCTTAGAGTTTGCAGGAACTATCCAACCCCTAACAGGCAAGGAAATAGAAAGCCTGCCAGTGGGCCGGGTAGATGAAGGCGCGGTAAAAGTGTACTCTAAAACAGCCCTTATCGTATCGAAAGAGGGTGGAACAAGTAAGGGCGATATAGTATTTTATAATGGTATAAAGTGGGAAGTTGTTTACGAACTACCCTACCAAAATAAACTGATTCAGCACTTTAAATATGTAGCTGAATATAGAGGGCCGGTAGCATGAAAGCAACCGATATTTATAATTTCATTTATGACTGGGTTGACCTGGTAGTAAATACAATCGGGGGTAGAAGCATACCCATAATAGAAAGCCATGACAACGCCCCGGCCGAAGCTGGTGTTTTTATTACTATTAAGTATGCACCAATGCGCACCAAAGAAGGTCGGCCGAGTATTGAATCTGATGTAGAGGTAGAAGACGGGGCCCCGGCAGAAGACCCGGGCACACGTTCCCAGTATCAGGATCAGCTTTTATTAGTTGAGTTATGGGAAACGGATGCCTATGGTGACTGCCTAAATGAATTAAGTAATTCCGGAGAACTGGATGCTGTGCTCACTTACTTTTGTGAAAATGGCTTTGTGTATGTACGGGATGAAGGTGTTAAAGTTGTCCCCCGTTTGCAGGACGACAATAAATGGAAGAGAGAGAGCATGCTTGAAGTAGTAATGCGAATCGCTAATGTAACGGAAGAAACGTTACAATGGATTGAATCTGTAAATTATACAGGCAAACTCCCAGCCCAGGGAAGAACGGGCGAACATAATATCACGAATACATAGGAGATTAAAATGAGTGAACTGAGAGACATTGTAGAAATTACAATTGACCGGCAGACACAAACCGTATCCCAGGCCGGATTCGGAACACCTGCTATTATAGCGGAGTTTGCTACAGATAAGACAGTACTGGCTTTTGACAGATACCGGGACTATGGCAGCATTGACGAAATGACTGACGATGGTTGGCTATCTTCGGATGCAGTGTACCAGGCAGCAGCCGCAATTTTTTCACAAAACCCCCGACCGGATACGGTTAAAGTGGGACGAATTGATAAAGCGGATGCAAACCTTACCGCCTCACTGGCAGCAGTAGCAGCCGTGAATGACGATTGGTATACCTTCGCTGTACTACCTAACCAGGATTCAAAGGTCATCTTTGATGCTGATTTCGTAACTGCAAATAGTATAGTATTTACTATTAACGGAACAGCGGTCACGGCAGTACCTTTTGATACTGACCAGGCGACCACTATGGCAGCACTGGAAACACAGATTGAAGCGGATATTGCGAATAGTGTGGTTACTATTGACCCACTGGATACCACAAGCAGAACCCTGCTTATAACAGTAGACGGCTACCCGGCTAATACTGTTTCAGTAGTTGTAACCGGCGGCGCTTCGCAGCCTGGTTCTACCATATATACAGGTCACAGCCTTATCACTGAGCAAAATATCAAAGATGCTGCAGCGTGGGCCGAGACACAGAAAAAGCTTTTCGGCTTTACATCGGACCAGGCCGACATTAAAAACCCGGCACTTGATACCGATATTTTCAGCTTCCTTAAAGCGCAGGGGTACGATAGAACGTTCATGTGCTTCCATACATCACCTAATGGGGCCGATGCACCGGAATGGATGGAAACAGCGTGGCCGGGTGAGTGCTTACCGTTTGACCCTGGCTCGCAGACATGGGCTTATAAAACGCTCGCCGGCGTTGCTGTATACCCTTTAACTTCTGGAGAGCGCACTGCTATTCTAAATAAGAACGGAAATATCTACACGCTTACCGGCGGCGTAAATATCACCGAGCAGGGCAAAGTTGCTTCTGGAGAGTACATTGATATTATGCGTGGCCTTGACTGGCTGGAAGCGCGTATCCAGGAAGCTATCTTTGGACAGCTTGTCGCCAACCGTAAAATCGGATTCACTGACGAGGGCATTGCCTTAGTAGAAAATGCGCTGAAAGGTGTTTTAGCTTTGGCCGAGGGTCAGGGTGTATTGACTCCAGGATTAACCACAACCACCGTTCCAAAAGCGGTTGATGTGCCAACAGCAGAAAAAGCAGCCCGAAACCTGCCGGATGTTAAATTCGAAGCAGTCCTGCAGGGTGCCATTCATACAGTTGTCGTCAAGGGCACTGTATCACTATAAAGGAGTAAACAATGGGACGAGTAAAAACCTATGACCCCAAACAAATAAAAGTTATTGTCGGAGCTATTGTACTAACTGGCTTTGCTGAAGGAACTTTTGTTACAATCACCCAAAACGGAAACAGCTTTGAAAAAAGCCGTGGCGCTGATGGCGAAGTGGACAGAGTAAACAAAAACGCGGATGACTACACGTTAGCATTCACATTAAAAAGGACATCCCTTTCTAATGACGCGTTATCTACCCTATCCATTGCGGATAAAAAGTTTAATACTGGAACGGTTCCTATTACCGTAAAGGATTTAAACGGCACTTCTACTTTCTTTGCAGAGCAGGGATGGATTGCTAAAGAGCCCGATCCGGAAGAAAGCGACAGCATGCCGACCCGGGAATGGCAAGTAGACACAGGTAAAGCAGCACACTTTATCGGTGGAAACATACTGTAATTAAAAACTTAATCATATAAAGAAGGAAGGAAGGCATTATGATTGATCCAAAACAATTTGAAATAGACGGGCTGCGTTTTTACACGCAACCTCTACCAGCACTTCGGGCCATGTTGCTCGATAAGAAAGTACTGGCTTTACTGCTACCAGCTTTGAAAGGACTAAAAGACTTAAAAGTGGACGCAGAGGCCGACATAGATTTGGGGGCTATTACAGAAGCATTGTCTGAGTCCCTATCGTCTATGAAAGATGCGGAAATGACACGTCTAGTTATAGACCTATTATCTGCCACCACTTACCAGGGCGATAAAGACGAAGAGGCCAACGATGAAATCACTGAAGCTATTATTAACCAAATATTTCAGGGACAACTTTTAACCCTGTATAAAGTAATGCTGGAGGTGATGAAATATAATAAATTCTCCCCTTTCGCGTTTCTGGGGGATGGCGCAGAAATACTGAAAACCCTTACCTCCTCCAGTCCCAAAAAGAAAGGGAGCAGACGTGGCAGCTCATTGGAAACGTCGGGAAGCTTACTGGACCAATAGAGGATGAACTGTTATTTTGGCAGGTGGTAGCAGAAGTTAAAATGGCACCTGCCCGGGTAAACAAAGAGTTTACTTTAGATGATATTTACAATTTGGGCGAATTGCTTGCTATGAAGGAAGATCATGCTGCGGCATATGGAGCCTACATGGCTAGAGCAATGGCCCCAAAAGATAAAGGAAAGTAATGGTAATTCGCGAGCTCATTACGAGACTAGGATTTGAGGTTGACGACGGCAAATTAAAAAGTGCCGAAAGCAAAATCCAAAAGTTTAAAAAGTTCGGCATGTTTGCCGGGGGCGCTATCGTTGCGGCTATTGCCGGGATAGGTGTCGCCTCTGTAAAAGCAGCAGCGGATATGGAAATGCTCACCACCCAGTTTGAAGTAATGCTGGGCAGTACAGAAAAAGCAAACGCCATGATGGAAAAGCTGAAGGGCTTTGCAGCAACTACCCCATTCGCACTGAACGACCTTGCAAAAGGCTCGCAGCAATTACTATCCTTTGGGGTTACACAAGACAAAGTTATCGGCACCATGCGCATGCTGGGCGATACTGCAGGGGGTAATGCCGAGAAACTAAATGGCCTTATCCTTGCATATGGTAAAGTAACTACCAAAGGAAAGGCTTCCTTAGAAGAAATTAACATGATGGCAGAAAGAGGGCTGCCTATATTTAAAGTATTATCGGAACAAATGGGGGTGTCTAAAGAGAAACTGTTTGACCTAATTTCTGCCGGTAAAATATCAGCTGCAAATATAACTGAATCCTTTCGCACAATGACCAGTGAGGGCGGGCTTTTCTTTAAAGGTATGGAAAAGCAATCCCTAACCTTTTCCGGTTTGGTATCCACCATGAAGGACAATATCAAACTACTATTGGCAGAAGTAGGGTCTACGCTGTTACCACTAATGAAGGAAATAGTTACTACAATCACCACCCTGGTTCAAGGGCCATTGGGAACCTTAATAAAAGCCCTGGTGGAAGAACTGGGCCCGATACTTGAAGTAGTAATGGGAGTTATAGAATCGGTACTTACTATAGTAGGGCCGCTTGTAGGTCTGCTTAAAACTGTATTCAGTGTAGTAATGAAGATATTAGGCGTGCTCAAGGTATTAGAGCCCATTATGAAATTAGTGGGGGTAATACTTAAAGTAGTAGACGATTTAATAAAGGCGTTAATGCCGGCAATAAATGTGATACTGGATTTAATAATAGAGTTATTAAATGATGCAGTGACAGTTCTGGCTGATGTACTTATGGATTTCCTAAAAGAACTTTCCCCGTTACTTGTTAGCATTGCCGAGATTATTTCCACATTGTTTCCAATACTCATGCCCCTTATTAGATTGATACTGAAATTAGCGGTGTCTAAATTGGTGTTTCAGATACAAGCGGTGATGCTGCCGCTGCAGATTATTACTAAACTACTGGCATGGATATTCAAATGGATGTCCAAGTTTACCGGGTGGTTTGCTAGTTTAATCCAAAAGCCCATTCAATCATTTTGGAACTGGATAAATAAAATGATTGATTCCTTTTTTGGCAAGCTTCGCGCTGCTGCCGAGTTCTTTGGTGTAAAGTTAAACTTGCCTAAGTTTTCCGGTGCTATGGAAAAGAGTGCCCTTCAGGACAGCCTTAAAAAAGAAGCAGAAAAGGGAATGAATATTAACAACATAAATATCAATAACGATATACAGCAGAACATAGCTGCATCCGGTGAAGGCGCTGCCCTTACTACAGGCGATATGAAAGCTGCAGCTAATGAGGCCACCCGGGCCGCCTTTAGCCTAGAATTAAGAAAAGTACTTGTGGGAGCTACCTAATGGCAACAACTAGAGAACTGGCAGCGTTATTATTTTTTAGGGGTAAGCGGGAGTACAAAGTAGCAGGCATTAAGTTCGACTTACTGTTAGGAGAGCAGCACAACTTTTCTAATTCGGTAACTGAGCACAATATAGAAGAGGGGCAGCCCATAACCGACCACATTGAAAACCAGTTAGAGCGCGGCGGGCTTACCGGGTTAATATCCAATTTCAGTATATTAACACCCGGGCTATTAGGCGGCAACCGGGCCCAGGATGCGTTTGACGCTATGGAGCGCTTATGGAAAGAGCGAACGCTTGTAACCATATCCACCATAATGAAAGTTTACGAGGATGTCGCTATAACTAATATAGCAATAAGCCGCACAGAGGGCACCGGGGAAGCTATTGTGGCAAACATCTCCTTTAAGAAAGTAAATACCGTGAAGCTGAAAAAGTCTGTAATTGAAGCCGGTGTCTCGGTTGGAGATATGGGCCCAGATTTAAACAAACAGGCTGCCCCGGAAGTTAACGCAGGAAAAGCATTATGATTTTATTGCCAACATACCAAGAACAATCAGCTATATTTTTATACCAGGCTAATATAGAAAATCAGGTGGTTGTTTTAAGATTCGTATACAATATTAGAAGCGGTTGCTTTTCCGTATACATAACAGACGGCAACGGCAATCAAGTCAACTCAATTAAAGTAGTACCAAATTGGCCCCTTTTAAAGTTCCGGAAAAGCTTTACAGATATTAGGGGCGACTTCTTTGTATTTAACGATACCCGGCCGGATGATAAAGTAATAACCTATGACAACTTCGGCAATGGTTTCAACCTGTATTACCTTACACAAGACGAAGTAGAAGCCTGGGAGCAAGCTAATGGCATTTAATAGACTATTAAAATTAGCCATAGGGCCGGCACCCCCGGCACAAGGTGTGGAGTTTGAGACGCTGGATATAGATTTCCGGGTCATGCGCTCCGTTACCTTTTCCGAAAATACGTGCGAACTAGCTATTTATAATGTGACCGAGACTACCCGAAATGATATTTTAATAAAGGGTAACAATGTAATACTAAAAGCCGGGTATGAAGATGAGGTAGTGTCTACTATTTTTATCGGTAATATTACAGAAGCGCTATCCTTTAAAAAGGGCAAAGACACTGTCACCAAAGTAACCGCATCCGCTACCCGGTCGGAGAACAAGCCGTTTGAGTACACTATATTTTCCGCTTCCTTTGGAAAGACAACAAAGGTATCCCAGGTTATAAACCAAATAGCGCAAACTTTGGGCCTGGTAGTATTTGGATTAGAGAACGCAAATATTTCTATGCCTAATGGATTTGTTCATGCCGGTAGTGCCCGGGCAGCGTTGGCAAAGTGTAAAAAGATACTTAAAGCAAACGGGGCCGACTTATATATAGATAACAATGAATTAGTTATTTACAGAACCGAGGGCCGAACTTCCTCTTTCCAGGCAGCCTACCTTGACAGTGACAGCGGACTCCTTAGTGTGGGCCCATTATCCGAGTCTAAGGCAGACGAAGAAGAAAAAAAGGATAAAACTACCCGGCTGGAATTTATAGCCCTGTTAAATCCGGCTATAAAGCCTAACTCCGTTATTACTATTAAAAGCGTAGCCATAAGCGGTTCATACTTTGTAGACATGGTTGAGTTTTACGGTAACAACTACGGCGGTGATTTTAACTGCAGGGGCGAGGTAGCTACAGCATGATTGAAAATATAGTAGACGCCCTAGACGAATGGTTTGCTGCCCGGATGGACGATGTGCATACGTGTATCCCTGCTAAGTTCGATACATATTACGGACACAAAGAAAGAAAGGCCCGGGTGAAACCCCTTACCAAAATATTAACAAGTAAGGGCGCATCCATATCTATACCACTTATAGATAATGTGCCTGTAATGTTTCCCAGCGGCAGTGAGTTTTCCTTAACCTGGAAGCCCAAAAAGGGGGACGGGTGTTTGTTGCTAATATCAGAAATGGCTTTGGGCAATTATTTAAACAGCCCAAATGAAACAGAAATAGAAAGCTCTAACCGTTTTAATTTAACAGACGCTATCTGCCTACCCGGCCTATGGTCTTTCCCATCTGTACCGGCAGCACCGGCAAATGAAGACGATATGTTTTTGACATATAAAGATACATATATGCAGATGGACGGTAAGACTACCACAATAAATGGAAATCTGGAGGTAGATGTCTAATGAAGCTTATAGCTGTAGAAGGGTACACCGAAGTATTATCTGCCACTGGCGGGTGGACTATTACCTCTTATGTAGTGGCAGATCCGGGCATTGGGAGCCAGGTAGCGCGTGCCCAGGGTAAAGCCATTTTAAAAGATGAGGTGCAGGCTAATATAAACACTATAACCGCAACTCATCCAACCCTTGGAGCATTTGTACAAACACCGGCAACCCCTGCTTTCTTCGCATTAAAATCCACCATAGCTTTTATGAGGGTAGAAGGAGCAGAGCCAATAGCAGAAGGAGACTCTTCTGATGAAGTAGTTGTATCGGGCCAAATAACACCGCCCGGGGGCTCCCCTGCCCCTGGCTCAATAAATGCGGTACTAACTGTCCAAGTGGCCGGGCAAACTAAAGTGAGGGCAAAATGAATTTATATCTAGACCCAGTTACTAACGATTTACAGATAACAGCCGGCCGTAATTTAAGACTAACGGAAACGGATACTGAAGAATTATCGCAGCGTTTGGAAGTGCGGTTGGCATTATTTCAAACAGAGTGGTATTTGGATAGAAACTTTGGTGTTCCTTATTACGAACGCATATTAAAAAAGCAGGCAGACGTAAATGAGGTTCAAGCAATCCTAACAGGAATTATTTTAAACACTCCCGGGGTGGCGGATATTATATCATTTGATGTAACGTACGAAGCAGACACCCGGAAGTATAATGTTGATTTTGTTGTGCAGAAAACAGATGGTGAAGAAATAGAAGGCGGAGTGGCACTATGAGTACTAACTATGTAACGAATACCGGGTTTAATAAAAAAACTTTATTAGTAATAAAAGCTGAACTGGAAGAACAGTACAAAGCGGCATATGGTGAGGACATTGACTTAGATCCGGATGGGCCCTTTGGTTTGCAAATTGGTATTGATGCCAAGAACTTAGCAGACCAGTGGGACGGGTTGGAAGAGATATACACTGCCAGGGATCCACAGCAGGCCACGGGCTCTTCATTGGATTACATATCCTCGGAGAACGGTATTAAGCGCTTAGATGCTACACCAACAGTATCACAAAACACCCTTTTAGAAGGCACTGAGGGAACGTTGGTAGCTGCAGGCAAACAAGCCGGGCCGGACGATGAAAGCGGCATTACTTACAGCTTAGAAACGGATACTACTATTACTGAAGCAGTGGCGCGGGAAATAGATTTAAAACCGGATGCCCCTACAGGTGCCGGGGAATCTTATATAGTAGGAATTGACAGTGTAAACTATACTTACGTCACTGCTGCCCCCGACACTTTAGGGGATGTAATTGATGGGCTTAAGGCCTTAATAGATGCCGGTGCCTGGGCGGGAGATACCTTTAATGTGGGCGATGAGTTCTTGCGCCTGCAGGATATAGATACTGATTTCGCGTTAACTGCAAAAACTAAAACCCCGGTAGAAGTTTTAAAAAGTGGTGGTGTTTTTATAAGTGACGTTGATGGTAAGATAGCCTTACCGGCCAACAACTTGACACAAATAATCACCCCGGTATCCGGTTGGGACGGTGTAAACAACCCAGAGCCTGGCACTATAGGCCGGGACGAGGAAACAGACGACGAATTAAGAATAAGGCGCGCAAATGTATTCCTATCCGGTAATGCAACTGAGCCGGCAATACGCTCAAAGCTGTTACAGGAAGTTGACGGCGTTACAGCTGCTTCCGTGGTTAGTAATAGAACCCTGGTAACGGATGGAGATGGCCGGCCGCCTAAGAGCTTTGAATGTATTGTATCGGGGGGCTTGGAAGCTGACATTGCATTACAGATATGGAATACGCAGCCTGCAGGTATAGAAAGTTATGGCAACATTACTTCTATAGTAACAGACGACCAGGGAACAGATCAAACTATTAAATGGTCTAGATCTGAGGGTGTTTATATTTGGGTTAAAATTCAGCGCGCCTTTAATCTTGAAGAGGATTATCCGGAAACAGGGGATGCCCAAATTAAAAGTAATATAGTAAATTGGTCGCTTATTCCTGCGAATATCGATGTAGGTGTTGATGTGATACGTCAGCGCCTCGGCACACCTGTATATGAAGTGCCTGGCATAGGTGACATTAAAATATTCCTGGGCTCTACCGCTTCTGAAGGGGCACCACAACCCGCACTCGCCGAAGTAAACATCCCTATTTCTGTCAGGCAGTTGGCAATATTCGATGTTAATCGTATAATAGTAGAGGATCTACCATGAGCGGTGAAATAGTAAAAATAGAAGACTATGAAAGGGTATTAGAACTACTACCCGACCAGTTCCGGGACTCTGTAAACCTCAGGGCCCTGTTTGAAATACGGGCTGCCCAGGCGCAGGACTTGGAAGATGCCATGTTCGAAGTAAGGGACAACTATTGGCTGGATACTGCTACAGGCGTGCAGCTGGATGTTATAGGCGACATATTAAACCGGCCTAGAGATGGAAGAACAGATGAAGAATATAGAACGTACTTAAAAAATATAGGCACGTCTATTTTATCTGGAACACCCGGGGAAATTATAACAGCCCTTCAGGTTATTTACGGCCTAGAGGGCCCCATTATATATTCACCCGAGTACCCGGCAGGGTATTTTATATATGATGAGTTTGGATATGGTATTAGTACAGACGTATTAGAGCCGATAACTCCTGCAGGCGTGCAGGGCTTCTTCGGTAGTCCCATAGCACAAGGGGACTTGTCAGAGGACGAACCCTGGATGATAGACGCCACCGGGGAGCCTATATGTTGCGCACAGCAGGTTGAAACGATTTCGCTTATTACCGAAGATGGTGATGGCATTGTAACAGAATCAGGCGAAGAGCTTGGTGGTACAGATTTATTATAAGGAGTAACTAATGGCCAAAAGAACCGTATTAGCATATGAAGAGGCGTTTACCGTATTAAAAAACTGGATCGCTTATGTAATAGACCCAAATGAAGTTGATGTTCTAAAGAGGGACAAAAAGGTAACTATAGAGAACTTGTTTGGTTTGAATACACAGACGGTGGATGGCGTGACTATTAAATGGTCACAGCTTGACTCTTTAGTCACCGGGCACATTCAGTTTGATACAGAATGCAAAAATGATAAATCTTTAGACTTTTCAGACCTGCCTGCCCCGGCCGGACGTGTTGATGTTTTATTTAAGAATAGCAAATTCGAAGGAAGTATCAATACCGATAATAAATTAAATGTAGTCCGAAGAGACGGGTGGAATAAAGAATTCACCGGGGCTTGGACTAATGCTTTTAATATAATTGCTTATGGCGAATCGATATATCTAATCAATCGCGCCGATAACAAAATATTCATATTAGATTTAAACGGTAATACCCTGGGATCTTTTGCAGGTGCATGGACATCAGCATATGATGTATCCGCTTACAACGGCGAGCTGTATGTGGCTGATGATGGTGGTAGTAAAATATACGTGACTAATTTACAAGGGACAGCCCTTCGGAATTTTAGCGTCACAGGCACTCCCACGGTATTAAAAACATACAAAGATGAGGTTTTTGTGGATGTGGCAGCCAACACCATCAAGGTGTACGACACAGCCGGAGTATATAGCCGGGATATTACGGTCGCTGTTGCAAATATAGCTGTTTTAGATGTGTACAACGATGAAATATATGTGACAGATGCCTCCAGCGGAATTGTGTATGTATATGACTTAGCTGGTGCCGCTGTTCGTAACTTCAACATCGCGGGCGGGCCAGGATGGAGTGTGTCCGGATTGGAAGTTTATAATGATGAGGTGTTCATCACCGATTCATTAACTGATAAAGTATACATACATTCTATTACTGGTACTGCCCTTCGCAACTTTGGGGGAGTCGGGTCGGGGCCTTTTTGCATAACGGTATTAGATGATGAAGTGTTTGTGCCGGACAGTGCAACGCAAACAATATTCGTCAAGCCTGTTCAAACTGATGATGCCGCCCCGGAAGAGGCATACAAGATAAAAGCCTCAGTGCCTTTTTCATACGTGGCGAGTTAAAATGAAATATTTAATTATTCCTTTTCTTCTATTGATTTCGTGCCAAAAACAGAATATCAAAACAGACCTCAATCAGGGCGTGGTGGCGGATTGTCTTGACGCGTGGCAAGATTACGAATCATTTGAATACAGGCTGCAAAGCAAAACGCGCATAAATACGGATCTTGTTATTTTAGAGACTGAAAAGTACAACACTAACTCCCGGCTGGGTTCTTGTTTCGGAAGAAAGGGCGACGGCGAAATGGGAACCATTTTGGTATATCCGGATGCCCCGGAGCAGGTTATAATACACGAATTGGGACATTGGCTTGGATACAAACATTCGACCAATTCAGAGTCGATAATGTTTCCATATAACTATGCATCAGCTACCAATTTTATAGACTTACATAAGGAGTAACTAATGGCAGTACAAAAAGAAATATTAGAATTAACGGAAGATCAGGCGGTTGCGCTCGATGACTACATTGCCAAACAGAGCGCGAGCAGCGGACTGACAAAGCGGGTGTCCGTTGCCAACTTATTGAAAGATGCTTATAATACTGGAGAAAGATTAGCACTTGATCCAAATATAGCAAATAATAACCGCGGGCTATCTTATCCGATAGCTTCACCATCAGCTACTTACATCACAGACGTTATCAAGGCGCGAACAATAACTGGAACAAGCGCCGTCACAGTATCAAACGAGGTGACGGGTAGTGACCAAAAAAAGATAGAACTAACTCTTACGGATTCAAGGATTATAATAGAGGAAGATCATGACGGCGCAGAAGAGGGAGCCGGAAATACTATAGGGTTTTTTATCTGCGTGTCGTCTGTAAGTGGCCTAGCTGCTGGCATAAAATCAAGAGTTGTTCGCAATTACGGGGCAGGCGGAAGTGGTACATTTGATCAAACCGGCTCAGCGACGGAGATTCCGGCTGGCACTGTAGAGAAGTGGTTCA